CCACAAACACGGTTTCCCCTGACTTGCGTCCGGGGCTACCGTGAAACTCCGACACTCTGGGAATTAAACCCAGGCGCCGTAGTCAGTCCAAGGCCCATAAAAGGCTCTTGATCTTAGCCGATACTCATAATCCCGTCCTAGCCTTGGAGGACTAGAAACGGAATCGTCTTTCAACTGAGTATCACCGTCCTTCAAGCGATATAGCATTTCTGCTATCACCCCCAACAAGTTAGTTGGGGATAGCACCTGCAGAGGTGTCGCCTGGAACCTTAGACCAGAAACCCCCTCCCACCCGTTATAATTACTTATAACGAGGGAAGAGGTCTGGCTCTCATCCCAGTTGCTTTTTATTCCGTCGCTGTCTCCTGCATGGCAGGGAACGCGACAGTGTAGAGCCACTGAACGAGGGACCGCCCGCATTGTGGTAGTCCATGGCTTAAGCAATCGAAGATCACAACCAAAATGGCTGTTCCTCCGATTAGCAAGGCCGCGGATACCATTAGCAAGGCGAAAGAGATGTTGAATCTCATCTAGGTTCTCTTTTTGGAAAAAGGGACGGACATCGTACCCATTGAACCAGTCTTTGCCGCAGCTCTCCCGAAATGGGCCTGACTTAAACGACTTCTTCTCATTACAAGAGAAGCCGCAAAAGGTCAGGACATCCACGAGGAGGTCGTAAGCATCAACCGGAACAATGATGTCATCACCATACACCCGGACATTGGTTTCATCCAGTTCTAGGTGACGAACACACGAGAGCGCGAGACTCAGAAAAATAAGAGTCTCTAACTCAAATGTGAACCCATTCCCCATAGAGGAGAATTTCTCATAGCGTAACCATTTACCATCTAGATACCCGACTTTTGATCGGGTAATGTCCATTACCTCATACCAGCTATCTGGCACAAGAAAACGGACCAATTCGCGAGCGACAGTGTCACTCGCGCTAGACAGGTCTACAGTGGCTAGAGAACCGTCTATCGACCCTTGTCTCGCAAGTTCCTGATTAGGTTCCTGCAAGTCGAGATCTAATGACGCGCGCCGAAGCAACCTACGCCGAAGCATTCTGCCTATACCCAGCTGGGCATAGACATTTAGCAAAGGCTCGATTGCGATGGTGCGGTCAGTGACAGCGGTCTTCGGTACAAAGGCTACTTTGTTGCCAGGGACAAGATCCATATCTGCTTCTTTGACAATGGGCCAAAACCCATCAATCTCAGAATCAGTCACAGATCGAGCCCACTGAGGCTGGCTCATCACGAGCAGAGCCCCTAACCTTACCATGTCGTGAGACACGGATGGGCGGACTTGCAGCTTATCGTAAAGGGAGGTTAATCCCCTGGCTTTCGAGTGATTGAAAGCACCCGGGCCGAACCGACAAGCGTAAAGCCACTCACGAGCATCAACACTAGTACCCAAAATCCTCTGTATCTCCTCAGCAGCCATCATTAGGATGGCTCTCACTGGGGCGGTGGCGCAATTAGCGCCCGCAACAAAGGACCTCAGTCTAGCATTAGTTGCTCTACAGGCACCCTCAGCTTCGAAGAATTTCTCCTTCGCAGCGGCTTCGGGGTCTATTCCGGCAATTTTGAGCGGAGCTTTTCGAAGAAACGAGACAGCCTGATAGCTATCTCGGAATTCTGAAACTTCGCGATAATCGCCTGGATCAACAGACTTTTTAACAAGCTGTTCATATTCCCCATACCTTAAGAGTATCTCACAGGATAGTGAGATTGGTGTGTCGAGTGACTCATATAAGTCAGTGGCAACACGGAACAGAAGCCCGGGAGGGCTCCTGAAGTCTCTAAGCGTTGCGCTTAGAGATCCGATAAGGGCATTCTTCTTTTTGTTTGCCCTCAGTTTGGTCATTCACCATCCCGATGTGCGCGCTCAAGCTCATCCCGGAAGGAGTAGGGTACTTCATCCCACTCCATCTCCAGGAAAGACTCAAGCGGCAGCAACGGATTGGCGTGGCGCTTCGCAGCATACGACGGGTTCTTCGGAGTCGCGAGACTCTTCCGAACTTGCTCCGCATGTTTGCGTTGGTGATAATCGACGAGGCTCCCAGAGCTCTCGCCAACACCTACTGCGCCCTCCTGTCCCTGACCATCTAAACGAGCTCGGATTCGCTTATAGTCAGGTGCTTCAAAGAAGTACCGGACAGTTTGAGCATTTCCTTCCTCGTCTTCGGTGATCTCGAGAACTAGTCCTTTGTCGAGTACCTTGGCTAGCTTCCCTATCTTTTCAAATAAAGGAAGGTAAGTAAAATACTCTTCGAGAGAAAGTTGGTTCTCACCAACGATTTTCTCGAACGCACTGAGTTGGGAAACTACAGCGCGCAGAGTCGTCAAGTTGCTTGCAAAACTCATGATTAGTCCTCTTTAAGTCGGGATAGAGCCGTCTTCGGCTGCGGTTTTGACGATGGCCTGAGCGACCGCTTCTTTGAAGCGAGCGACCAGTTCATCGACCTCGGCCACAGTGAGTTTGGCTGGACGGAGAATCTCGAAGGTAGCCGTCAAGGTACCATCGAGAAGACCAGACGTGCCATTGATTACAGGACGCGTCAGTTTGCCTCGAGTGCGATAAACACCCGCCGTCTTGTCTGCCGGGATGACCCGAGACATAACAAAGCGGGACGTCCCAAGAATCGACGTTGCGCCCGATTCGACCCATTCAACGCTGTCGGTGTTAACCGAGTAGACGTTGAACGTGACGTTCGCGGCGGCGTTGTTCTTGAGCGTCAGTGGGGCAGCTGCTGCCATAAGTAACTCCTTTAATGAAAGGGTGATTTAGGTTCAGAGGCCACCATGGCCTCGGTATTGTCCCCTCAGCAACGCTAATCCAGTTATCATTCTTTCGAACGATAACCTTTTGAACGGAGGAGGAAACGTAGTTGTCGGATCGACGACGAGCGGGTAACGCACATAAGAGCGAACGCCAAAATCACGCGAGAAAGCCGTCGTGTAGTAAGTGTACCCCCCATAAGTATGCGACGTTGTCGGATACCCATGATGGAACGCACTATCTACCTTATGACTCTCCATTGCGCGAATGACGCTCACTCCTGTAAGTGCAGTAAGCCCCTCCAAGTAGCTCCCAACTGATAAAAACCAGTCGAAAACAAACGAGAAAGGAACTAACTCCCACGCTATCAGTGCTGGGTTCGCAAGGCCCAACTGCTGAAGCTCTGATGCGGTGTGGTTGGTTAATTCACACCATATCTTCACCTTATACTCGTACTCCGAACTACACTCTTCGAATGTAGTGGCGTCGAGCGCAGAAGGTGATCCGTAGCTCGTGTACTTAGTATCTGTGAACGACTGTTTTGCAGCCTTCTCAGACGCCTTTACCGAGAAACGGGTGGGTCGCCCCACAACCTGCTGAGCGAAAAACTCAGCAGAGTTCTCAACATCCATAAGTAAGGGCATCCACCCATACTTATACTCAAGCCAGCTTTTGTGAACTGTCTTGGGACTGATGTTGAGCTGCCTAGCAACTTGTCGAAAGTTGCCCTTACGAAACGCTCTGTAAGCCTTGTCGAGGCGATTAGCCGTTGACAGAATCAAATCAGAGGTTTTGTGAGCTTCCGCCAAAGCAACTCCTATGTTGACTTTGGAATCGGCGATTTTGCCGAGGGCTTTGACTAAAACTCTGTTCGGAATTTGTCCGCCATCAAACGCCGCCTGGTGACCATTATATACATAATGGGCCCACCAAGCGTTGTCGATGTCGTACCCAGACCAAACAAAGCCGTCATGCCACAGATAGTTTATAACCATCGTTGTATTATTCCGATTCCACTGAGAGACAGCCTCTTGCGAGGCGCTTCGGTAGACGTCGAGATAATAGTTGACGGGTTGATTATCTGTTTTCACGACTACCTTCCAGTTAGGAGTCCGAACCCAGTCTCTCACTCGGCCTGACATGTTGTTCTGTTTAAGAACAGCCTGACTGGCCCACTGATTGACGTATGGCATAGGATCTCCTAGTATTGAAAGGTGCTGCGGCGCAAAAACGCACGCGGAAAGACGAC